TGTTCCTCCTAATGTTTGAACGCCCGTATTATATACACCGTTGGTAACAGTATCAGCGTTACCCGTTAAATTTCCGGTTACATTACCAATAACATTACCAGAAATTGTATTACTGAAAGTATAATTCCCCCCTAACGTTTGAATGCCCGTATTATATACACCGTTAGTAACGGTATCGGCATTACCGGTTAATGCACCCGTTACATCGCCGGTCAAATCACCAATCATAGCATTGTTGAAAGTATATGTTCCTCCTAACGTTTGAATGCCCGTATTATATACACCGTTAGTAACGGTATCGGCATTACCGGTTAATGCACCAATAAATGCGCTTTCTGTTTTAATATTCCCACTAACATCCAATACCCCACTTATATCAACATTTCCACTTATATCAACATAACCCGTAATAGCGGTATCGCTCACAATATTACCCGTTAAGTTCCCGGTTACATCGCCGACCAAATCACCAATCATGGCATTGCTGAAAGTATATGTTCCTCCTAACGTTTGAACGCCCGTATTATATACACCGTTAGTAACAGTATCCGCATTACCAGTTAATGCACCAATAAATGCGCCTTCTGTTTTAATATTCCCACTAACGTCCAATACCCCACTTATATCAACATTTCCACTTATATCAACATAGCCCGTAATAGCGGTATCGCTCACAATATTACCGCTTAAATCTCCAACAAGTGTGCTAACTGTGAAATTATTCATCGTTAAATTTGTGAATGTTTTAGTTCCGGTTATTGTTTGTGTTCCTGTTAATCTAACCGCATTATTTGATACGTCTGTAAAATTATTTCTTTCTGTTGTGGTTATTATTTCACCACTACCAATGCCCGAAGCCCCGGAAGTAACATCATTCAAATCAGAAAAATCAAATGTTATATTACTTGTTCCGTCGTAAATAATATTATTAATCTTTCTTTGTGCGGCAAATTTTGTTGTTGTTGCCGCATTACCACTTATGTTTCCTGATATTATACTACTAAATATTTTAGTTCCTGCTATAGTTTCATCTCCTGTAGTTTGAACTCTGTTAGATAAGGCAGTTGTTACAGTAGTAGAAAAATTAGCATCGTCCCCGAGTGCGCCAGCTAATTCATTTAATGTATTTAATAAAGCAGGAGCACCAGTTGTTATTGCGGTAATGGCGGCGGTATTATTCGAACAATCTGTTTTATTCACAGTAATTTGATCTAAATTAGCGTTTCCTGTAACAGTAATAAAATTTAATTTTGTAGCAGTTGGGTTATCTAATTTATTAACATTAATACAAGAATCTTGTATATTGGCTGTTCGGACTTGTCCTGTTCCAATATTACTGGTATTAACACAACTAATATCTAATTTTCCATTAGTAATTGAATTATTTGCTAATTTATTGGTTGAAATTGTTAAATCTGCTATTTTATTAGTCGTAACGGCTCCGGTTGCTATTTTTCCTTCTACAACAGCACCATCATTTATTTTTGGTGTCGTAATGGCACTTGTTTGAATAGAATTTGTGTTCACGGCGCTTATATCTAATAAAGCGGATGTTATATTGCCGCTGGCTATTTTATTAGTTGTAACGGCACCATCTAAAATTTTAACATTTATAACAGAATTTGTTTGTAATAGATTGGCTGAGATTTGATTGGCTTTAATATTTGCGGATTGTATTGTATCGTTGGCAATTTTGTCGCCGGTTACAGCATCATCAGCAATATTTGATGTATTGACAGCACCAATATCCAATTGTGCATTTTTAACAGCAGCATTTGCTATTTTATCGCTTGTAATAGCATCACCATTTATTTTATCTGTTGTGACAGCGAATGGTCCAATTTTAGAAGTAATTATAGCCAAGCTGGCTATTTTTTCGGCGGTAATATTACTATTTGCAATTTTTACTGAAGTTACGGCATTAGTAGCTATTTTATTAGTAGAAATAGCATTATTTAAAATATTTTCTTCTTGGACAGCATTATCATCTAATTTACTATTATTAATAAGGTCATTAGCCAATTTGTCTCTTGTAATATTGAAATTTGAAATTTTTGCGGTGGTAACAGCTTCATTTTTCAGTTGTGTTGTATCTACTGAATCTTGAGCCATTTTTTCTAATGTAATATTTCCTATTTTTATTTTACTTGTGATTACGGCATTATCTTCAATTTGATCAGATTTAACTGAATTATTTGCTAATTTGTCATTAGTAACAGCATCATTTAAAATTTTAATAGTCGTTACTGAATTATTTGCTAATTTATCAGTTGTCACATTAACATTAGCGATTTTGTTTGTTGTAATTGCTGAATTACTAATATCTGTGGTATCTACAGCGCCAGCAGCAAGATGTTCCGTTGTAATAACCCCGAGTCCAATTTTAACAGAAGTAACATTTCTATCTACTATTTTTACTGTAGTAATAGAATTATTAGCTAAATCGGTTGTGCCCACATTAAGGGGGGCTATTTTGCTAAGGGTGATAGAATTATCTTGAAGATGTTCGTTTCTTACAGAGTTATTTGCCAATTCAAGATTAGTAATAGTACCTAATGCTAATCTATCGGCGGTAATAGTTCTGGAAGCTATTTGGTCTCTTTCAATAGTATTATAAGCAATTTGATTTTTTGTAACAGTTAATAAAGCGAGATGACTTGCGGTTATTTCTTCGTTTTTTATTTTGGACGCCGTAACACTATCGCTTGCTAATTTATCTTCTGTTACATTGGAATTTAAAATTTTAGCGGTTGTAATACAATTGTCTTGTAATTTAGCTGTTGGAATACTACCGGCTAATTTTGAAGAAGGTATATTGCCACTTAATTTATCTTCGGTAATAGAACCTGCTAATTTCGCATTTGTTATATTGCCATCCTTTATTTTAACTGTAAGAATAGCATCATTTTTTAATTGTGTTGTATCTATAGAATTGGTCATCATTTTATCTAAAGAAATAGTATTTGCCGAAATTTTATCACCTATAATAATACCTGTTGCTATATGATTTGTTGTTAAAAACCCAGCGGCTAATTTAGTGCTTGTAATACTACCTTCTGCGTATTTTGAATTAGTAATATTACCATCTAATATTTTTATTGTTGTTATAGCATTATTATCAATTTTTGTTGTTGTTACGGCATTAGTGTCTAATTTTGATGTAGATATACTGTTATTAATAATTTTATCTATGCTTACTGAATTGGTGGATAATTTTGCCCCGGTAATACTACCATCGGATATATGACCGGTAGTAATTGCGTTTAAATTAATTGGTTGTGTTACGGTCAATAAATCAATAGTGGTTGTATGTTGATTTAATCTGGTAATTAAATCATTAGTAGTGCTACCAGGATTACCGATTGCTGTTGCGATTTCATTAAGAGTGTCTAATGTATTAGGTGCGCCACCTATTAAATTATCTATGGCAGCATCTAATTCGGATTGCATTACGGCATCTTTTCCTGAGGTTACCCAATGTTTTTTATTTTCGTCCCACATAATAAAATTACCGTGTACGGGATTAACAGGAAAATCAATAATATCTGTACTACGGATATTTTGCGAGGCTGATGTTTTTTCTTGGCGAAGACGCGCGGAATTTCTAAACATATATATTATTATTCACATTAATTATTTAATAATTAATATAATTAGTTTGAAGAAAAAGGACCTGAGGCTCTTTGACTTTTTTCAATAACAAGTGGTGTGGGTAAAAACACATTATTTCTTGGAAACCATTTACAATAATTCCTTTTATTCATAGAAGGGGAGGTATCTGCTCTGATTTGAACTAAATTTGTAGAACCTATCCCGAATAAATTACTTTCAATATCTGCTGTATTATTAGATAAAACATTATGATTATAACCGGATGACATCATTCCATTTATTATGCCTAAATCAGGTAGGCATATATTTTGTTGTTTGCTAATATTATCATTTGTTTGAGCATTTGATATTTTATTAAATCTTTTTTGCTGTTCGCAATAATATCCCGTTCCATTTTTCATATTTGTGCTTGCCATAATATATTAATTATCAAGATAATAAATTAATAATTTTTGTAAAATTAGGCTCTGAAATATCATTAATAGTAAATAAATCTTTAAGGCAAAGATGAAAATCTTCATAGTAATCATAAGAGAATAACATGGTAAAAACGATTTTTTCATCCATTTCCATGGGACTATGAAACCCAAATTTTTTTCCTTTTTCAATTATTTTTATAAATGCGTCATTATTTTTAAATAATTCAAATATTTCATCTTGTGTTGTAAAAACAAGGTCATTAAAACATTTCGTGTCATGAGCAATTAAAAAGTGTTGTCGATATAACATATCGGTTATGTTAGCGCTAACATCTTTATAACAAACGTTGGTTTTATAATTATACATTTAATATATTGAATAATTATATGTTTAAATTATTTATTTCTTTTAAAATAATCCATATCTCTTGTTAATTCTCTTGAAGGCAATCCACCCCGGATCCATCCGTTTGCGGCAACACCCTCAACAAGATTAGCAGGGTTTTGTATAGTATTTTTTAATGATGGGACTAAATCGTTCTCTCTATTAACCAATTGTTTTTCTGTGATGGTTTTACAACTTTTTTTATCTAAAATACTTGCTCCTTGCATAAGTTTAGATTCGAGAACAGGATTTGAAGGACCTCTGCCTAAAAAAGGCACAGTTAAATAAGGTCTTTGTGATAAATTAAGCCTACATTTTGGATTGGTTTGTATGCCGCCAATACGTAATTCGGAATCTGTGTCGACAGTGCAACTATCGGTTATACCATAACCACCATTATAGAAAACATTTGGTTGAGATGTGGCGAAACCGATGGGTTTTTTCATACCACAATCTTTTTCGAAATAATTTTGTGTAATGTAAGAACCATTCTTTTGATTTTGCAAATCTTTTTCAGTTATTCCACAAGGGTCGTTCCCTATTCTGGTAACCCCGTCAAAAACGAAACTATGAACACTTGTCATTTATATTAACTATCGAGATATTAATTATATTGTAATAAAAATAATTAATTAATAAAAATTGGATCCTACTTTTCTTAATGCTTTACTACATTGTTCAGAATCGCCATCTTTGCAAGATGGCATATTACCATAGCAAAATTCAGCGAACCCTTTTTGGTTATTGGGGATGGTTGTATTTGGCATAGAGTGAAAATTTCTCATTTGGTGTTCAAATGCTAAATTATCTCCTAAATCTTGATATAGTTTATTTTTTTTAATAGATTTATCATTAATTTTTTCAGCTATTCTTTTATTATATGAAGGTGCTGCCATTTTTCTCTTTGGGTTATCAGTATAATCAGTCATTAAAACATTCATCAACGGATTTTTTTTACTTGGGGTAGTAAATGTATCACTAAAAACATCAACAAATTTATCAGCATTTCTACCTTCAAAATTTTCACGGTATGCGTTTTCTTTTAAATTTTCCAATTGTAATTTTTCATATTGCGTTTTATATAAAACTACTAAAACAACCAAAGTAATAATAGATGTAATTAATAATTTTATAGATTGAGTAAATAAAAGCCCGATAAGTGTTAATATTATAATGGTTCTTGCGATAGAATTCATTTTTCGTGTCAAACTCATATTTTTTTTGGGCCAAAATTCCAATATTTCATCTTTATCAAATAATACTAATGGATTATATAACCAGAAATCACTCATATATAATATAATTAATTATTATAATAATTGATGATTAATTATTATTTTTCTTTTTCTTCTTTTTTTTTCTCTTCTTTTTTCTTTTGACAACCATGGTTTCTTCTTGTTCTTTTCCATTTATAGAACTTTTTTCTATTTTTGAATTATTCCCTGTGAAAGTAGTATGAACAAATTTTTTAGCTTCGCGTTCTGCTCTTCTTTTTTCTAATTTAGATCTCATTCGTTCTTTTGTTTTGGCATTTCTAATATTTGTATTCAATTTATTTTCCATAGCGCCGAAATTCATTTTTTTACTATTTGGGATACCCATTTTACTAAAAAGTCCTTCCATGCCTGCCATACCTGGCATGTTTTTCATTTTTTTCATAAGTTCGGAGGCTTCTTCCATAAGTTCGCTTTCTTTAATTTCTCCTGATTTAATTTTTTCATCTAATTTTGATCCAACTTTTTTTACCATGCTTAAAAGTTTTCCTGGATTTTTAAATAATTTCCCCATTACATCATTAACATTAGCTTCTTCATCTAAATTAATAGACATTTCTTTTGCGGTTTCTTCTGCTATTTCGCTTGCTAATTTCCCTAATTTACCTTCCATTAAACTATTTATATGATTATTTAAATCATCGGGGTTTGGCATATTTATACCAGACCCGTCAAAAGATTGACCAGACCCGTCAAAAAATTGACCAGACCCGTCAAAAAATTGACTAGACCCTTCAAAATTCATTCCGCTTAAATCGAACATTTCTCCCATATCTTTAATTGTGTCTTCAATTTTACTTTTTAAAACGTCTTCATCGATTGCCTCAAATAATTTCGCGGTATCTCCAAAACATTCTTGGTCATTTATATTACCTGCAATTGTAAATAATATCAATTGTAAATATTTCCATAATGTATCTTTTGTATTTTGTGTTATATTTTGTTTAAAAAAATAGTTAAAATCGATATTGGGTAAAAAACAAGTGTTTCTATTTTTATCATCAAACATTTCATCATTTTTATATAAAATATCAAAAAAACGTGATGGATAAACGCCACAGCAATATATATATAAATTATTATTGCTAACGTCTCCATTCAATATTAAATTCTCATCGTCTGTAATTTTTTCTGCATATTCTGGAAAGGTAATTAGTATATCATTTAAAAAATCTTTCATGATTTTGAAAAACTCTGGTGCTATACTTTTAGTATCGGACATATTAGATATAATTAATACAAAAAAAATTATATTTAAACTAAAATTAACTATAATACATTCTACAAATTTTTGATAAGTTTTGAAAATATTTTTTGAATTTTTTTTTATTCTTTTCATCTTGTGCGGTATATAGATTTTTTAAGGATTCTATCCAGTCATTCTGTTTTTTTGCACCATCCTTATCCCAACCGGCATCTTCACAATCACCAACATAATCTTTTTTTACAAAATATTCTAAATCGCCTCTTATTATTTTATCATAATAATGATCATTTACACTTTCTTTATATTTTCTAATCATTAATTTCGGATTAAATTTTTTCATACTTTGAACTATTGTAAGACCGGTTTTAATATCAATATTTGTTGGATATATTTGTATTAAATCTAAGTACAATTCTTCAAATTGTTCGCTAAATATTTTTACTAAAACACTTTTATTAGCTTGCATATAAATATAATAATAGTAATAAAATTATTATATTTAAATACATTTTTATTTTATACCTTTTTGTCTCGCTTCTTGATAATTTTTTAAAGCATCTTCTGCCATTCTTTCTTTCACATAATCTTCTGGTGGTGTGTCTATGGTAACATGTTCGGATATTTTTGTAAAACTATGCATTTGTCTTAATCCTCCATTTCCCTTTACACTCATTTCGTCGGATGATTGGTCTAAATAAGAATAAGAATCTGACATTAAAGGTCCGGTTTCTTTAATGCTAAAGGATTGGGGTTCTCCGTTATGATTTACTGCTACTTTTCTTTCTTTATCAATTTGAGGTCTGTAAAATTTTAAAATCTCTTCTCCGAATAAGGTTCTATTTCCATAATGTAGTAATAATAAGGCTGGAACTTGTCTTATAACATCGGGCATTAAAATCTCCTGTCCGTTATCTAAAACAACATACATTCTTGAATCCTTCTTAACAACTCTTTTATCTATGGGTAAAAAATGTATTTTTTCCTTAATTTCCTGCGTTTTGGATAAAATTTTTAATAATTTATTGCTATGTTCGCAATATTTACTAAAATATATGATTTGGTTTTTTTCTGTTTTTTCAGGCATTATTGACATATGTTATAATGAAAGGTTTTTCAAATTACATTTATCCATATTAATTAAATAAAATTGATTTAAAATTAATTATTATGTTATATTATAAATATGGATAAAATTGTAGAACCCAAAATAGAGATTACTGGCGAAACAAAAAATTCTTATAAATTCACTATATCAAATACTAATGTTAGTGTAGTTAATGCGATAAGAAGAACAATATTAACAGATATTAGAACTGTGGTAATTGATCCAAATAATATTAATATTATTACAAATGATACACAATTTAATAATGAAATATTATGTCAAAGACTTGCTTGTGTTCCTGTTCATATTAAAGATTTATCAAAAGATATAAATAACCTGGCGTTAGAAATTAATGTTCATAATGGTGGTGATTATATTAAAGAAATTACAACAGAAGATTTCATTTTAAAAGATGTCACACAAAATAAATTATTAACACAACAAAATCGCGATATGGTATTTCCAAGAAATCAAAAAACAGGCGATTATATCTTATTTGCGCGACTTAAACCAAAAATAACTAACGAAATAGATGGCGAAACATTACACATACAAGCAACTTTTAAAATAGAAACCGCTAAAGAAAATGGTTCTTATAATGTTGTTAGTAGTTGTGGCTATGGTTATACTATTGACCCTGAAAAAATAGCAGACGAAGAACAAAAATTCCAAGATACGCTTGAAAATACAGGTATAAGCGATGACGATATAGCAGATAAAATGTTAAATTGGCATAATCATGATAAAAAAAAACATTACAAAAAAAATTCTTATGATTTCACATTAGAAAGTATAGGGATTTGGAAAAGTAACGAGATTACTATTATGGCTTGTGAAATTATTATTGAAAAATTACAAAAAATAGAAACATTAATAAAAGAACAAAAATTACAAATAGAAGGGACAACAATAGCCATGAAAAATGGTTTTGATATTTTACTTAAAAATGAAACCTATACAATCGGGAAACTAATAGAATATATTTTGCATTATGAATATTTATTAAATAAAAAAGTTCTATCTTATGTTGGCTTTTTAAAAAAACACCCCCATGATACTGATTCTATTATTCGTATAGCATATGTTTCAAATGATAATACGATTGATTATATTCAGGATATATTATTAGAAAGTATCGGATTTGCTAAAAATATAATAGCATCTATTAAAGAGCAATTTAAAAATTAAACCGTTTGTAAAATTTCTTCAATTTCTATCTTTTCAATTTCTTTTTTACTTTTATATAAATCAGCATTTATAACATGCATCAACCTTGGAGGTTCTAAAGTGTTTACATATTTTATAACCTCATTCATATTTATATAAAATCCGTTATTTTTTAGTTCATTTTTATATAATTCATGCAAATAATACATATGAGTTTTATATTTATAATCATATTCTTTTAATGGTTTTTCCTTTTTTATATAACAACTAATATAAGATTGGTGTAATTGTTTTGTATATCTATGTAAATTGTTTCTTAAATCTGAAAATGTTTTTCTATCTTCGGGGTAAAATTGTAAATATTCTGTCACCAAATTATTATTTCTCAAATGATAATACCGATATTGAATTTTAGGATTATTGCCTTTTAAATGTCTAACATATTCATAATTTTGATTTCTTACCTTCCAACGAGACCCTCCTTCCAAGTGCGATACATATCCCATAAAATAATATGGCGCATCTAATAAATTATTAATTGCCCAATCTGACGAAAACCTCCATTTTGTTGGTACAATTATATTATCACTTTTCACAATATTTGGTATCATTTTGTAAAAACAATCGCGTTTCCATTTATATATTTTTCCATCATCGCCACATTTTATAGCATCTACTAAAATTACTCTATTCTTTTTTACCGGACATACAATTCTATTGAATTTATGTTGTAAAACAAACGTATAGCAAAAATTCTTATCAAAATGCTCAAATTCAAGATTTTGTTCATTTAATGTTTCTAAAAATAATGTTCTAAAAGTTTTCCCACCAGGTTCATAAGAACATTTCGCACCTATATTACTTCTTGTTGTTATTTCCCAATCATCAATTATATCATACCAAAACATATTTATCATCGTCCCTTCATAAAATTCTTCAAAATCTTTCTCTTCCCCGACATCATTGGGGCATAACTTTGAACATGATTTTATAGGGAAAAATGATACTACTCGTTTTAATGTTTTATCATAAATTAATGATCTAAATCTTCCCAATGTATTCCAATTATCATCATTTAGTTTTTCTTTGTTATATTTTATTAATACAAGATTATTATCATATTTATCTATTACATTAATATCGTCTGTGGGATTTGTTATAAGTTCATCAATATCGTAACTAATAGTTTTTAAATTATAAAATACTGTTGGTCCTTCCATTTACAATTAACTATAATTAATTATTTAAGTAAATTTATTAAATAATTAATCTTCTATAAATATAAGTAATATGGATAATGACAATTATGAAGATGTTTCGTTAGAATTAGGCGCGATTATTAAATTAGTATCTGAAACCAATATTATTTTTCATAATAAATATTTTTTAATAGATTATTTAGATAATGAAAAAATTATCGTTGTTGGTAAAAATAAAAAAACTTTAAAATTAACTATAAAAGATGGTGCAATAGAAGATACAAGTATAACGCAAATTATTGTTGTTGATAGACCACAATATAAAGGATTTGCAAAACAAAACGGAATGGAAATGGGAACTTGGTGGTCCATTCATTTTAGTTTTGAAGGTGGGGAAATAATTAAAGGAAAGATTGTGGGTATTGAAAAAGACCAAATTGAATTCGAAAGTCCACAATATCCAGATTCCCCTTTAATAATTGATTTTCAATATAAAGGAATCCCACAAGATTTAAATATTCTTTCTATCCGAAAATGGAATAAAGAAGACGAAGAAGACGAAGAGGAATTGGGTGCCGATGAACATAAACAAGGAGAAGAACCAGATTATGACGATGACTTAGATGGTATTATTGATAGTCTTGATGATGAACTAATACCCGACCAAATTTTTGATTCAAAAGAAATAGAAGATACCATTAAAGATGACTTAATTATGGCTGATAAAATTAAAATTATAAAAACAGATGTCGTTGTAACCGAAATTAAGCAAAGAAAGGAACAAGATAGAATTTTTGATATTGAATATCAAGTAGATGATTTATTAGATAGCTTATTATCAAAGATTGATGAAAATTTAAGAACCCCTCTTATTGAAAACAAAATACATACTACAATTGATAGATATCTCCAATTAAGAAAGGATTTTTCTAAGTTTAATAGAGAAGATTATATTGAAGGTCCGGTTTTTAAAACAAAAGAATATAGGCCACTTTTGGAAAATTTATATAAATTTAAAAATAAGTTAAATTGGATAATACCTATTGTTAAAAATAGAATTGAATTAGTTGATATAACAAATGTTGGCGATGCAAACGACGATGTTAATCCAACAACAAGTGATATTGATATAGGAGGGACTATAGAATTTCAAAATAAAAAAAATGATAATATCCCCGAAGGCATAAATAAATATTTACATATCTATGGAAGGAAAAATACCCATTTAAATCTACCCGTTGAGTTTAATAAAGAGGACATTATTATAGAGGATAATATTCAAGATAATTTATTTACACTCGTTGAAAATAACCTTAATTTTGGTTCGTCCGCCATAAAACAAATAACAAATTTTGAAATTTGTATAGATGATAATCAAAAATTGCCAAGTGATGCCGCCGCAAGATGCACAGATGTTAGATTTCAAACACAAGTTTATAATAAAAATATGATGGTTCCTTTTTATGAAAAAAAAGAGGGGAAAAATGCAATTTTTAAAGAATTAATATCTGCTGACAAAATAGCATTAAAAGGGTTTGTTTTTTTACCCAGTTTAGTTAATTATTCAAGATTATTATTACAAAATACAAATATATATAATAAATCCTTATTAAGTTTTAATCACGCACGATTATTCAAAATATTCCAAACAATGAGAGAAAATCAAAAATTTTTAGGGAAAAAATATGTATTTGATAAAAATAATAAAAAATCTTTCCAAGAAAAATTCTTAAAAAAAAATAGTCAATATTTATTTAATGATGACCAAGAATGGTCAGATAAAAGCACGGAAAACAATAGAGATAATTATAAAGAATTTTTAGAAAATATAATCCCTAATAGCAGAGATATTATTAAAAATATGTATGATGACTTAAGTAATAATAAAATTAGAATAACTTCTTATCAAAAATTAATTGATGAATTAGAACCTTATTTAATTTATAATAATGACATCGTGTTTTATCAATATGTTGCTTTACAAGAATGTTTAAATCATTCTATGAGAGAATATTATAAAGATATTGGTTGGGCTTATCAAGAGTTAAACCGGTTTTTTACGGATAGAAAAACATTCACCACCATATCCCCCTTTTTTGATTTTTTTAAAGAAGATAATACTTTTAATAGTATAGATTGTAAATGTTATGATTTAAAAGAAACAGAGACAAACACAGAATATTTGAATAAAATAATATCTATTGATAATGGTGCAACATTTAACAATTGCGTAGCATTAAATGATGTTAATAATATTAATTATCAAAGTATACCAGAAAAAATTGAACAATTGAAAGTAGAAATTACTGATATACAAAATAAAATGTCGGATGGCAACGATTGTTCATTTAAACCAAAGGTATTGGCTAAAAAATTTGATAATTTTGAACTAATTAGGAAAGATGATAATATAGATGTATATTTTGATAAAGTTTATGACGAGACAAGATATGATATTATTGATGAAATGACAAATTTAAAATATATGGAGGATAAAATTAAAAAAAAAAATGTTTTAAAAACACATTTAATGGATACAATAGGATTAGTTGAAGAAGATGCCGAAAGAGACGCCGATAGTATGATGAATAAAAGGAAAAAAATAATAGATGGCGAATATGCTATGGTTGATAATGGCGAATATCAATTTAGATATTATGTAAGGAAAAAAAATAAATGGGTTCTTGATGATACATTAAATGATTTATCCCCCGAAGAATTAAATTTTATTAATTGTAATTTGAAAGGAAAATGCATGACAATAAATGATAAATGTTTAAATATTAAAAATAAACAAGGCAAATTACAAGAAGAACTTATAGCTGAAACTATTGAAAATTTAGAAACAGAAATGATTGAAGAAATCCATACCGCCAAAACAAGAATTGAAAAAGAAATTAAATTTAATATTGAAAACCTGGCAGAATTAAGAAAATTTAAAGAAAATAATAATATTAAATATGATATTGCAAAAGTTTTACTGTCAAAAGATATAATGTTAGAAGATGATGAAAAAAGTCCTTATATTGAATTGCGCGATACCATGTTATGTGATATGGATCAAACAAATAAATATAACAATATAATTAAATTTGTAGATAATTATTGTCGCGTATATTCAAAACAAAAGGATGAAGACCCAAATTGGTTTTTTTGTAAAAAATCTGAAGAGGATGGAATTATTAAGTCGTATAAATTATTACCTACCTTTTTTTATCAGCTGGCATTGGGGTTTTTTGATGGAAAATATGAAGAGGTATTAAAAAAAATAATTGATGAAAGGGGTAAAAAAAGTCAAGAAATTGCCGATAAATATGTTGATGAATATAGTGGATTTGTTATTTCCGATGTCCATAATGAATTACAAGAAAGATATGAAAAATCTGGTCAAAAAATAATTACTCATGAAATTATGGATACTATAGATGGTGATGAAATTCAAAAACATAAGGAAAGATTACAAAAAGAAGAAACAAATGAAGAAAAAATGGGTCGTGATGAAACGATGATAAAGAATTTATTTTTCACATACGATTCTAATTTAAGATTTAATACAAAGAAAAAACATGAATATATGTATTTATATATTAAAAACTTGATTAACGAATACCGAATGCCCAAAGAAATGTATGATAAACAAACTGATGATATGCGTAAGAAAACAAATGATAAGGAATATAAACGGCAAAGTTGGATTAAATATCATCATAAATTTATTTTTAAAAGTGTATTGGCGATATATATAATTATTATTCAAACCGCTATTCCAAGTTTTAAACAAGGAAAAGCAATCCAACCTTGTATACCAAGTCTTAAAGGATATCCACTGTCAAAGGGGAAGGATTTAATAGAATATATTGTTTGTTCAACATATATTTTTCGTGAAAATAACGGCGAAGCCCCTTGGGACGTTTTAAAATATAAAAAAGGAAAAGAAAAAAGAAATGTTAAAGCTCAAAAAGATTTAATGAAAGAAATTAAATTACATATAGATAAATATTTTATAAAACATCCCGAAATTAAAAAATTTATGGATGATAAAAATTATTATGTACAAAACAAACCTACGGATATTGTCGGCGTTAAGTCGCGTTTTAATACTTGGAATACATATTTGCCACCATTAGTAAAAATAACCGTTCGTTCTATGGATAAGATGGGGGAAGGTTTTGATAAAAAAATATATAATTCTTATAAAAATGTTTCAAGCGATTCTGTCGTTCGTTTATCCAAATTGAGAGGAAAACTACAAACATTTTCTATTGCTATTATTGAATCATTACAAAGAATAATTGATAAACAACCACTTATATTAAAAACAGAAGATGAAACGCCCTTTTTAGAGAATGCTTGTTGTAACGAAGATAATGTATTAACCACCTATGAATATTTTGTAACTCTTGACGAAACAATACAAAAACATAATGAACAAGTTATAAAATATAAAAACATATTACAAAAACATTTAGATCTATGTTTGCCACCGTCGTTAATTTCTTTGTTAAATACCAAAAAAGAAAAGACACAACGTTCATATATATATTCAGAATCCACAATTTATCTATCATTCATAAAATATTGTGATTTTAATACGGGTATTCAATTGAATCAAGAATTAAGTCAATTATGTGATAAAAACATTAGTGAAATAAAAATGATAGATACTATCGAAGATAAAATAGATATTTTAAAAAGTGAAGGTCACGGTTGGAACGATGAGGCGTTAAGACAATTATTATTATATATTTCTAAAAGAGATATAGAACGTCAAAATTCAATAGAACCAGATTCCAGCGTTATTTATGACGGCGCCCAAATAACACCTTCAGCAAGAGCAATTTTCGAAGGTTGGGTTACGGCATCAAATTATTTACAAGTATATCCCAGAGAACTAAATGACTTTCTTCCATTAATGGAACAATTATACGATACTTATGATATTACTCAATCTAAAAAAGAGAGTAATGATGGGGAAACAATAGATTTTATTGAAGATGTGATCGCACGTATTAATGCTCAAAATAAAAAAATGCAAAAAATTTTGATAAAAAAAATGAATGGTGTTAGCAATACAAATCAATCCATACAATTTATAGAACAATTACATAATTTTGAAGAAAGAGGCGAAGGGTTATATATGAGTAAAACAGATGAAACGCATTATTATTTATCACAAATGATTGTTAATATGATTAAAGATATGTTAATTACTTTCCCATTTTTAATTAATAATAAAAGTAATATATTTTCCAAATCTAATGTTATGAAAAATTTACCAACGCATTGGGGGTTTGGTTCTAACAAATTTAGTAAAAAACATAAGGATGAAATTATAAAAAGCATAATCCCATTAAATAAATTAGAAAGGTATGCGTGTGACGATAATTGTAAATTAGTTATAGACCACGTTATTAAAAAAAGAGACGATATTCTTCAATTTATAAATATTTTTCCTTTCATATCAGATATAGATAATTTTAAAACTATATTCAATGGTAGAATAAATAGTGTTGTACTTACATGTTTGTTTTATATGACCGTTGATTTATATTATGAAATTGTGGAAGAATTGGTTTCAAATAAATATAATAAAAAGGATCCAAAAGAGGAAAGTGAATATTATGGTATGAAAGAAGATTATGATGAAATGATTACTAACATTATGAATACATATTTTAATATATTTAAAGATACAAAAACTATGATAAATACAAATTCTGAAAGAATTAAAGAAAATATAGCAAAGAAAAAAGAAGATGAAAAGGAAGATATTAAAAACCAATTCAATTTATTAAACGATGAAAACCGCAAAATAGAGAGAGAAATGAAAAATCTTAAATTGGGCGAATGGAGTATAGGATTAAGTAAATCTATTTTTCAATACGACCCATCCATGTATGATAGAGAAGTACAAAACCAGCAGAGATTAAATCAACTATTGCAACAAAATGAAATCGCATTAAGTGCCGCCGAACAAAATAATCAAAACAACATGTTTTCATCCTTATCTGGCGCCGCTACTGATTTACTGATACAACAACAGGATGAACATGAAATACAAGATGAAATGTATGGAATGATGGGCATTATGGGCGACGGAGAAGACATGGATAGCAGAGACGACCTTTATTAATTAAACCATATAAATATAAATTAATATGGTTTATCATATGGATATTTCAAGAACAAAAGATATTTTAGATTACTGGTTCTCAAAAGGACTATACACAGCCGATTACGACAAATGGTTTATGAAAAGCCAAGACTATGATGAAGAAATCAAAGAAAAGTTTGGTGATTTATTAAGAGAAGCTGAACAAGGTAAAGGTTTTGGTTGGCTTCATACAAAAGATAGTTATGTTGCGTATATTATATTGTTAGACCAATTTAGTCGTCATATTTATAGAGGTAGCGGCGATAGTTTTAAAAATGATAATGGAGTTATGATATTTGTTGAAATGGGTTGGGAAATGTACAAAGAACAATTAGAAGGATATGAATTTATGTTTGCGTTTATGCCTTATATGCATACAGAAAATATGACTTATCAGAAAAAAGGAGAAGTCGGTTTTATTAAGCAGAAACAGTTATATGGGGTGACATCCAGCCCATGTCCCAGGCCTTTGACAGATGAAAATCATCCATCGTATTCATCCAGAATGGGATGGATTCCTGAAAAAACAAACTATGATAAAGAATACGCCATGTTAAAATCTATGGAACCTCATGTTACTGGACATAAGCTAGTAATTTCGAGGTTCGGTAGGTTTCCGAAAAGAAATGCCGCTTTGGGTAGAGAAACTACTTTTCAGGAAGAACAATATTTAAATCGCGAAGAAGTTAAAAAAAGACCTTATTAATATATATATATATGGCATGTTTACCATTATTTTGTTGCTCGCATAGATTTAAACAACCATATATATTTATAGCTAGTCCTGATGATTTATTAACGAATGATATTACAACTATGTATATTGATGATGATAGATATCAAATAATTGAAAAAAAAGCACATATTATTAAAAAATGTCGGAAATTTTATAATGTATGGAATTTTCGTATTATAAAAAATTTAACAAGCAGACACTATTTACTTGTTACCTCAAGCCAAGAGAGAAATAAATGGTATATTGTGTTATACGATAACAATTATATAAACATGTTACCTAAAAAAATTAGCAATAAAAAAGAGGTTTTAAAAATAGATTATTCTGTCGCATTAGAAAATAAAAAAAAAAGGGAGTTTTTCGATATACCCCTGGTTGATTAATATTTAGTCAATAATATATAAAAACTAATCTAAACTTATTTTATTATGGATAAGTCAGTTGTAAAAAATAATATAACTTCTTTCTCTATTTTATTATTTGTCATTTTATTTGCCATAGTTCAAATCCTATCGCCCGCGTTTTTATATAATGAGGATGGTTCATTAAGAGAATTTGGTTTAGGTACAAAGAAAAAGACGGTTTTACCCATATGGTTATTTGCTGTTATTATAGCAATTTTGGCATATTTATCTATTTTGTATTATTGTAATTCACATTTCATATTTTAATATTATTATTATTGTTAATATTAATATTAAGTTAGCGACTTCCATTTATTTTTCATATCCTTTCAATCCTGAAGCTTTAGCTTTGTCGCCCACACCTTTAGCTGTGTAGCCTGCTAAAGAACCAATTTCAGCACCTTTTGCAAGTACAGACTTTGATCTAACACAATTAATATTCATAATACCATTAAAAGATGTTGCTATAACTAAAGCAGTTGTTAAAAAGTACCAAACCATACTTGATACCATATCTTTAATAACTACTAAATTATACATTTTTTTCGCATTTTTTTCCCAACCTTCTTTAAAAATATTTGCTTTTGCGAGTCTTTTAAACTCCAAATCAAAATTACTATCGTGTCTTATTGTTGTGGGGGCATCTGGTTGTAATTCATTAATTAACATAGACGGGTCATTATAAATTTTATTTATTGTATCATTCCCTTGATTTTCACTTGTTTTTATCATACCATTAAATGTGCTTCTTAAACCAAAGGCAGAAGCTATTAAATAACCGATGGTGTTTGAAAATGGCGCTTTCCAACCAGGAAATTTATTTAGCAAAATATAAATTGTTCCTCCAAATATTAAATTGGGTACCAAAGTATAAAGTATAGCATTATATAATTGAATATCACCGCTACAATGTTCCCCTGTAGCCGCTAAATTAATAGAAAATTGTGACCATAGTATCACAATAACGGTCAAAAAGGAAAAAAGCATTGATAATTTTTTTCCAACGATTTCCTTAACACTATGGCGGTCACAAAATGCGAATCTTGCTATATAATACCATAATATAATCATCATGGTTGTCACCATAGAACTTGTTGGTGTGGCATTTTTTTCATTATTTTTTTTAATTTTATCAACAGAACTTACATTTTCAACTATTTCCGACATTTATATATTGTGCATAAATTTATTTCTTTTTTTAGATTTATTATTTAATGGACACTAAACCATCTCTTATAGAACCTGGGGCAAAATATTTTTTAAAGGAAACATTAAAAAAAGTTCATATTGATAAGACGACTTATGATAATAATTTATTGAATGTATTCTTATTTTTATGCTTTATATTTGTTACTTTCTTTATATTAAATTATAAATACAAATCAAAACCTAATAAAGAAGAAAAAAATGAAAAGGATAAAATGAAAAAAACATATATTCTTAATAGAATAAAACAATTAAGCGATAAAAAGAAAGCAGATTATGACAAAATGATAACAAATTTACCTAAATTTGAAAGTAATTTTGAATTATTACATAAAAAATTTTATAATGTTTAATATAAATGAATGATGAAAATAAGCTAAATAAGATAGTTACCGAATTTTATGTGTTAAAGGCAAAATATGAAGAAAAAATACAAGTTGAAAAGGCGCGAATAAGAAAAAATAAAGAAACCATCCATGAAAAAGTTAGTGAATATAGAAAATTTAAATATAAATGTGTTAATCCGGGGTGTGGAAAAACAGGTAAAATGGATTTTAAAATATATAGAAATCAACTTAAAGTTTCATGTCCTAATGAAGATAATCCGTGCGAATTATTAATAAATGTTAATTTGAATATCGTTAAAAATTACTATATTTATTATAGTGAAATTAAGAAAAAAATGGAAAATATAAAAGAAAAAATTATTAGAAAAAAGTTAGATTTGCTTTTTAATTTAGAGGAAGACGATGTTGTTTTACAAGAGTTTGAAAGAATTAAGGAAGATTTTCTTGAAGTTAGAAAAGAATTGAAAAAAATTAAAGATACTTTTGATGAAAGATTAAAATATCCTCATCAAAACGATGAAACGGGTGAGTTGGAAAAAAAATATATACGCGATGAAGTTGATAAACTAAATAAAGAAGTTAATAATAATATTGTTGAATTTAATGAAAGTTTGAAAAAAACGGGGTTGTCTGGTGACATAATGAGTTTTTATATAACAGATATTTTAGAAAAACAAAATCAAATTAGACAACTCAGATATTATAATGGTTTTAAAATTATTGAAACGAAAGTAACGCCAAAAAAAGAAATCGAATATTCAGTTTATAGTAAAGAAATCAGTTATAAAAATCAAGAAATTGTCAAAGAAAATGGAAAAATAATTGAATATATGAGACCTAAAGTTAAGGAAACGTCAGATGATGATAGCGATGTAGAGGGGAGTCCAACAGAAGGTGTAATAAAAAAACCAAAACATCTTACAATTAAAATACCAACAGAAACATCAACAAAACCAAGTGGCGATGATGATAGTCCTGTTTATATCCCCGGTCAAACGGAACCAGAAAGTCCTGTTTATAATCCAACGTCGCCGACTTATAACCCTTATCACCCAACTGATGATTATGTACCAACGTCGCCGACTTATAACCCTTATCACCCAACTGATGATTATGTACCAACGTCGCCGACTTATAACCCTTATCACCCAACTGATGATTATGTACCACAATCACCTACATTCGGACAAGGCGAAAATCAACCAGAATCAGAATTACGAGAAATCAATCTTGATGAAATAACACCAGAAAAATAATATTCATATTTAATATATGAACCTGAATATCATGAAATTTTTAAACATACCTTTATTTATAATGTCCTTATCTCTTGGATTATTTGTTAGTTACATATCAGGACCAGAAGGCAATACTATTTATGTTTATCCTAATCCAGATAACCTGGATAAAATAAATTATAGAGACAACAGCGATACTTGTTATAAATTTTCAGCACAAACGATTAAATGCCCCGAAGATAAAAAAAAAATCAGGTCTTATAATGTTCAATAATATTATGTAAGTAAATAATATATGTATATTAGAAGATTATTAAATGGGGCATTTGGTAGAGGGATTATTTCTATATTATTAGGTTTAGGACTCGCTACATTATTTAGAAAAGTATGCAAAGATAGAAATTGTTTAATATTTAAGGCCCCCGGAATTGATAAAATAGAAAATCAAATATTTGAATTTGATGATAAATGTTATAAATTTAAGAAGAAAGCCACCAAATGTGATAAAAATAAAAAAATTGTTGATTTTGCGTAATAATTTATTTTTACCAATATTTGTAATTCTATATATGAATGGAACTACAAGTATTTCCGCTTTGCCAAACGACGCTACACAAAATAAAGTTGTATTAAATGTTACCGAAGAACCTTTAAAATCTTCTCCGCAGGGACCTCCCCCTATGGCCTTACAAAACAATAATTTATTACCAGCGGCAACGGCACCATCTCCCGCACAAGTTCCCATGCAACAGATGTCAGCAGATAATGCACATGCTATAACAAACGCATTAAGCAATACTATGCCAACTGGTATGCCGAATAGAGATATTCAAATGGATACCCAACAACAACAAGACCCTTATATGAATCCAAATTATATCCCCGAAACCGAAATGAATGATTATATTGAAAATGATGATACATTATATAATATGATGCATCAAGGTAAATCCGATGAACGCGAACAAGATAGACTGGATCAAATATACGAAGAATTACAAATACCATTAATGGTTATGGTTTTATATTTCTTATTTCAAATGCCTTTTGTTAAAAAACATATGCAAAAATTATTACCTTCTTTATTTACGAAAGATGAACATCCCACTTTTGGTGGTTATTTGTTTAAAACCGCTTTATTTGGGGGAACATTTTATGGTATTATTAAAGCCACAAAATATTTGAGTGAAATGTAATTATTAAAAAAATTGATTTAATATTAAATATAAATTAATATTAAAAATAATGACTTCAACCTACAAAATACAAGTATTTGATGACGGAAATCAAGAATACGAACAAATTTCTAATATTTGGCATATTACCGACACAGTTAAAAGTGGAGGCAAATTAATTTTGAAAAATGTCAAAGACCCATCTATTGTAATTAATACTATATCTGCTTGGAAAGTAGTAAAAATTAGACCACCGTCGCTGAATAACGATCATTTCTTCCAACAATGAGTGAAATGTAAATTATAAAATTGATTTAAATAACATCATGATTACTATAATTAATAATTATGATGCAAAGAGGATTTCTAAATAACAATCAACAATCAAACATGTCAAAAAATATGACCACTAAGCAGTTACGAAAACAAAAAAAGGAAAAAATGCGTTTAATGGAGGAACATGATAGACAAATAGCAGAAATGGATGCAAGACAAACAATTCAATTAGAGACTGCTCGAAAGAAGAAGAAGTATAACCACAACAAGGAAATATCTACGGATATACAAATCATTCAAACAGGAAAAACACAAGCAAAAAATATTAGAAATAATATTATTACTTCTATTATTACCGCTATTCGCCCTCAGGACATACCGTCCGTTTCAATAACAGATAAATTAGCAGACGAAAAAACTTTCTCTACTATGTTAGATATGAGAAGGGCGAAAACAGCCGAAATTAGTCTAGATGAATTTTATGAATGTATTAAAAAAAACAAAGCTATAATGGAAAAAGACCCAGAAGTAGTATTTACAATACCAACACTACGAGGAGGAGGAAAAATTGTTGTATCGCGCGATTTTGAAAAATATGAAGATGAAATGATAGTTTTATCATATAATGAAAAATTTGGTTATATAAATGATTTGGTTACGGCACTATGGAATAAAAATGAAATGTATATAAACCTACGAGTCGGTTTATATTTGTTTAAGGAAAATATAATGATAGGATTTGCTATATGTTCAGTTCATTCAGATTCGTTTTTCGTAGAATTCATTTTAATAGCTGAAAAATATAGAAGAAAGGGTTACGGAAAACATTTATTAAGACATATATTTATTGATGGAGAAAGGAGAGATTTAAAAATTAACTGTGAAATAGATCCATCAAATATTATTGCAAAAAAATTCTTTATTAAAAATAATTTCAAACTTGATACAAGCGATAATGTTAGAGAAAATCATCTTGAACAATATACAGCTTGTTGTGTTAGTGGGTTTGAGAGTATCGCAAATATGTTTTGTGATGATGAAAAAAAGAAAGAAATGTTAGTGGATTTTATGAATAATGTAAATAATAATCCAATATTAAAGGAAGCATTTTTGGAGAAATATGGGTAATTATTTCTTCTTCCAACAATAAACAAATTCTTGTCCTCTTCTATCATCACTTTTCATATTACTTCCTACTCTTTTACTAATCATATAATCTTCTTTTTTAGTACAAGCTTTCCATTTCTTTTTAATTTTATCATACATCAAATCCGGCACATTCAAACACATCCATTTTCCTTTCGGTAAATGTTTGTATATTTCTTTGATTGTCGGTATTAAAAATGTATCATAAAATCCATTATTTCTTCTTCTTTTATCATTTGCACTATGGGCTTGTTTAATTTTCTTTGTACCCTCATAATTTTTCATATGTTCATACAATTCCAAATACTCATATGGGGGAGATGTAAACACAAAATCATAATCTAACTTGGAATAATTCACAGTTTCCGCTGGTTGAAAAAACAGTTTCACTTTACTTTTTGTATGTTTCTTTACTGTTTTTATTATATTATTATAACCTTTCTTTAAAGATTTATTACTATCGATTCCAATATAATCTATATCCGCTGCTAATGCCGCGGTCATTCTTGAACCCCAACCCGCTGTAAAATCCAAAACCTTTTTCGCGTTGTATTTTTTATACATTTGTAGAGCTGCTGCTGTTCTCATACTACTTAATGTTCCCCACGATAGAGCAATAGCGCTACGATATGCATGTAATAAATTATTGGTATAAGGTCCTTTATAAAGTCTATTGGCGAATTTCTTTAAGGTTTTTCTTGTTTTTTTATCTCTCCATCGTTCAATTAAAGATTTTCCTCTATATTTTGTTTTTACTCTTAATTTCTCTGTTCCATAATTAACAATTTCTAAACCGTTAAGTGAGCGAGGGTTGGTAGTGGATTTAAGTTTGATAAAATCGGCGATTGCTTCTTTCTTTGTGATATTTTTGTATGGGTATTTATTTCCTTTGTATTTGCGCGTCTTTTTCTTACGAGTTCTCTTATTTTTCTTTGTATATTTTTTTCTTAATTTCATTTTAATATACTAATTACTTAGATTTAATATATTAAACACTCATCATTAGTCCTGCTCTTCCACTTTTAATTACCAATACATTATATCTTTCTTCAAAGACCTTCATATCATAATTATATGAATTCAAAGAACCCGTATTTTTACGAAAACCAATAGGATTAGAACTTGCATCACAAATATATTCTACTAAAGCCCCCATTGGATTGAAAGGTGGTTCAATTGTATTGTATTCTAAACTTACTTGAGCAAATCTATTTACATTCATGGCGCCAGACGGTTGATATTCTCTTTTATTACTATTTAACCCAAATTGATAAACATATAAACCATCTTTTGCTCCTCCGGTAGAACGCATGTATTTTTCAATATAATTGAAAATTCCAGAATCTAACATTTTTTCTCTATATACGCCACCCATAAGAATGCCTATTTCCGATAAAATTTCTTTTTGATTGTGTGCGTATGTTCCTATTGAACCGGTAATATGAAAACTATTCGGATTGGGTATTTCATTACCTTCTAAAAGAGGCATATCTTCATTTAACGCTTGTGGTTGGACATTTCTATAAGCCCAATTGGTATAATTTGACCATTCATTTCTTAACAAAACGTCACTACGCCTAAAACGAAACATATAACCTGACAATAAATCACGACTTTCCATTTCAATAGTTTTAGAACCGGCTTGTCCTAAAAAGTTATATTCTTTAACTTGTTTCAGTAAAATTGTATGTGAATTAGACGCCATCATTCTTCTTTCTTCTTGTCCTAAAAATATATAAGTTCCTATTAAATGAACATCACTATTCCAATCATTTCGCGATTGATTATATAATTCCTGGCTGGCTGCTACATCTTGGGGCGCTTGTAAAAAACGCCACAATTGATTATCTAAATCGTTCGGATTTGGCGCGATGCGATAACTAATACAAGTATCATTTTGAATATCGGCAATATTATTTATAGTATATAATTGAAAAGTAGGTCTAAAAGTTAAACGAATACTAACCTCTTGGTATTGTAAAGCAACTAATGGTAAAGCCATTTTACTTGATTCGCAAAAGAAAGCATCAAGAGGAATATAAATCTTTCTTGACCTTATACTTGGCTCAACTCCACTTTCGTCAATATACATAGAATTCGGATAAACATTTATATTTCCGTTAGCACTCGCCGGGTCATTTATATCGGGAATATTTCCCGTCATTCTATTCCATAAATCTTTTTTAGCACCTGTAAAATCCCTTTCCTTAACACAACTCAAATATTCACCAGAATATTTGGCTAAAGTAGTACCTCCTGTATATATTTCTACTTCTTGTATCATATTACTACCCAATTCCTCTATCCATCTAAATTCATAAGGTATTAAATTTCTTCCCAATTGGTTCTCTCCTTTATAAAGCAAAGGACTGTAAATGTTTGGCAATGTTACACAAACATATGTATCATATAACATTTCAGCATATCTTGGTATTTTAAAATCTAAAATGGTGGGAGTAGTGTAATTTAATACCCTATTACCTTCAAAATCTATTCTAAATCTTTGTAAACCAAAATTTGTATGCTTTTTAAAAGTGGCTTTAAAAAAAGTTTTGTTTGGATTGCCGTGAATAACAATATTTTCGTTTCCGGCAGCAGTTAAATTCATTAATCCTCCTGTCATATCTAATAAAATATTTAGATATTAAAATTTTAAATCGTGATATAATTAATTATATTAAATTAATTATGTCAATAATTAATATATGAACGTTGAAAGAATAACAATTATTGGCGGATGGGTATTATTTACTTGTTCTGTTGCATTTCTGGGAACTTTTTATATTCAAAGAGAATTAGCAAAAGGTCCTGAATTAGCTTTAAAATATGCCGATATGATCAAAAACGAAGCATTTATTGGGAATAAAGTAGTTGAAGGTTTCGCTTCTGCTTTATCATATAAAGAAATGGTTAATCAACCTCTTATAAATTTTTATATAGCAAGTAGTTACAATACTTGTTGTACGGGAGAATTTCAAAATGGTTATGTTGATTTAAAAGCATTAGAGGCTATTTTAAATCACGGGGTTAGAGCAATTGATTTAGAAGTATATATGTCACTTGAAGGACAACCTATTGTTGGTGCCGGAATTCATCCACAAATTAATTCAAAAATCGCTTGTAGAAAACATAAATATGATTCTAAAGGAACATATAATCACATAACGGTTAATGAAGTTTTTGGACTTATTAAAGGATTAGCATTCTCAGGACCACCAAATAGTAACGACCCACTTTTTATTAATTTAAGAATTAAAGCTTCTGGAGATAAAGATAATTTATATTCAATATTAGCCGATTTAATTAATACACATTTTAAAGGAATGTTATTAGGAGCTGCTTATTCTAAGGAAGGAAGTAATAAAATGACAGGTAAAAATTTAGCACAAACGCCATTAAAGGAGTTAAAAAAGAAAATCATTATTATCGTTGAAGATTTTTGTGACGATTATAAACAAAACAAAAAATTTTATCCACTTGTAAATTTATCACCCACAACATCGGCAGCACCTAAAGGGAAAATTCGCGTCGAAACAGGATTTAGCGTTGCTAATAATGTAAGTATTAGTGAATTTAAAAAAGACAATCAACTGTCTTTATGTATGACCTATCCAATTAATAATCATAATCTTTCTACTGTTGATAATTCTAATTGGCAATCTCATCAGTCTTATGGTTGTCAATTCGTTTTTATGAATTATAGTAAGTTAGCAGACCCAACACAAGCAGGACAACGTATGAAAACATATAATAAAAAATTTCGTGGGAAAGGTAGTCAAATTATATTAAAACCAGCCAACCTGTTATGGAGGCCAAGAAAAATACCTATGCCAAAACCTATGAATAAACCAGAAGAAGACCCAAGTGTTCCACAGAAAAGATGTAATGAAATTACAGGCGAATGCACAGAAATGTAAATATATTAATTATCTCAGTAATTAATATATATGCCCAAAAACCCAGATATATGTACCAAACAAATGACTTTTGAAGAATGTGAATTGGCTATTGTGCGACACGCGGTTCAATTAATAGAAGAAAAATCAGGCAAAAGAAAAATAAATACACCGGAAATTCAAGATATTATACGAATAGTAGAAGAATTTTTACAAGAAACAAAAAGAATATGTTATGGTGGAACCGCTATTAATAATTTATTACCCATATACGAACAGTTTTATAATAAAGAGGTTGAACTACCAGATTATGATTTTTATTCTCCGGATCCTTTAAACGATGCTAAAAATTTAGCAGATATTTATTATAAAAAAGGTTATACTGAAGTTGAAGCAAAATCCGGAATGCACCCAGGAACTTTCAAAGTATTCGTAAATTATATACCTGTTGCTGATATAACCTTTTTACCTAAACAATTATATAAAACTTTAATGGACGATTCATTAAGTGTTAATAGAATTATGTATTGTTCTATAAATTATTTGAGAATGTCTATGTATCTTGAATTATCGCGTCCGCAAGGCGACGTAAGTCGTTGGGAAAAAGTTTTAAAAAGATTAAGTTTATTAAATAAACATTATCCGTTAAGAGGTAGAAATTGTTCTATCGAGTCTATTCAACGTTTATTCGAATATGGTATGAAACCAAGCATTATTAAACGAACTAAAAAAGGGGGTAGTAAAACCATAAGAGAGGAAGATATATTTTTAGATAAAATTGAAGATAGGATTTTCTTTGTAGTTAAAGATACTTTAATTAATCAAGGGTGCGTTTTTTTTGGAGCATTCGCCAATAGATTGTATTTAACAGAAAACAAAAAATTAAAAAAAATAAAAGTTCCCAAAATTCCAGATTTTGATGTATTATCCGAAGACCCCACAGCTTGCGGCAGAATTATTAAAGAACGATTGAAAGATATTGGAATTATGGATGTTGAAATTATTGAACATGAAGGTATCGGAGAAATTGTCGCACCCCATTATGAAATAGTCGTTGGCGGCGAAACAGTTGTTTTTATTTATGAACCTCTTTCTTGTCATAGTTATAATGAAATAAGAATAGACCAACAATTCATTAAAATTGCTACACTTGATACTATGTTAAGTTTCTATTTAGCATTTTTATACAGCAATAGAAGTTACTATGATGAACAACGTATTTTATGTATGTGTGAATATTTATTTGGAGTTTTAGAAAAAAATAGATTAAACCAAAGTCACGGAGTTTTAAGGAGGTTTAGTATGGATTGTTATGGAACAGCTCACGCAAAAGAAGAATTATTGGCTGAAAAATCAAGAAAATTTAATGAATTAAAAGATAAAAAAAATACTGAAGAGTATGAATGGTATTTCTTAAGATATTTACCGGGGAAAGAAAAGCCTGTTCGTAAAAAAAGAAAAACTGTGAAAAAAGCACCAAAGAAAAAGAAGAGAAAATCTAATACAAAGAAAAAAGGTAAAAGAAGCAAGAATAAAGGTAAGAAAAGAAGAGTTAAAAAAAGAGCAAAGAAAATTAGAAGTCCATTTTTCTAATTATGAATAATATTTAATATTCATAATTAATATATGCCAATAAAATGTGAGAAAAATAAATGTATAGATGGAATTATAGAAGAATTAAAAAAATTAGATATACCAAAAAAACAGCAAAAGATTAAAAATGACTTTATAGGACAGATGAAACGTTTAAGAGGTGGAATGCATGGTGGAACAAAAAAAGAGGATGGAAAATTTTATTGTAATTATTGTGGGGAAGTAATACATCCAGATCATATTATTAGTAGTAAAAACAACAAAAAGCATTATCACGCTCTCAATTGTTTTATACGGGCGAAGGAAAGGCAGCAGAGAAGGGGGACTACGGGACCAAGGGTTCGTTCAAAAACACCTGTAAGAATTAAGAATCCAACAAATGATAAAACAATTGATGAAATAAATAAGGCTAT